TATTTCTCCGGGGGAGATTTTTGGAAAAACAGTTTAAGGCCCTCCCACCTTGAATTGCGATTCTGTGATATTTCCTCCGGCTTTTTGCAGGGGTCTGTAGGCGACTTTGACGATGTACAGCGTCATTACCTCCTTTTCATTCTCCTTTCAGGGTCCGGCTTCGGCCTACAGACCCCTGCAAAAAGCCGGAGAATTCATAGCGAAAGGAGCCGAAAAGGATTGAAAAGAGCTAAAGACCCAATGAAAACTGGTAAGAAAGGGACTGTACGCCCGGCACTTACGCCAGAGGCCCGTGAAAACCAGATGATTTCGTTGACTATGGACCTTGTGGAGCAGCGAATACGCGAGGGTACTGCGTCTTCACAGGAAACAACCCACTTCTTGAAGCTGGGTACAACAAAAGCACGTATGGAGAAAGAAGCTTTGAGTAAACAAATCGAATTGTTGCAGGCCAAGACTGAAAGTTTGAAGTCTCAGGCCCATGTCGAGGAACTTTACAAAGAAGCTTTGGACGCTATGCGAAGATACAGCGGGCAGGACTGCGACGATGCTTAGGACATACACTGAACTTTGCAGATATTCTACATACCTTGAGCGGTTTGAGTATCTGAAACTTGAGGGTGAGGTGGGAGCTGATACGTTTGGGTTTGACAGGTATCTGAATCAGATATTTTACAACTCATACGAGTGGCGCCGATTCCGGGACAGAATCATTGTTCGCGATAAGGGATGTGACCTTGGCGTTGAGGGTTATGAGATAAATGGGTATTGGAAAGATGGTAGATACATAGCACCGAAAGCCGTTATCCATCATCTCAATCCAATTGCCAAGGACGACATACTGAATCAAACGGACATCCTTATGAACCCTGAATACGTGATTACCACTGTTCATTCCACCCATATGGCTATTCACTACGGGGATGCCGACCAACTAGAGCAAGGTCCTACAGTCCGCAAGCCTAACGATACTTGCCCCTGGCGATAAGGAGGACTTATGGACAGTATACTGACATCTATCAAGAAACTGCTCGGCATGGATGCCGACTATACCGCTTTTGATACCGATGTAATCATCCATATCAACACAGCTCTGGCGATTCTGTGCCAGCTCGGGGTCGGTCCGGACAAGGGCTTCCGCATCCGCGATGATTCTGCTACCTGGCAAGACTTTGTGGGCGAGGATACCAGACTGGACGACGTCAAGGATTACGTCTATCTGAAAGTCAAACTGCTATTCGACCCGCCGTCCAGTAGTGCGGCCATTCAGTCCACAGAAAGCCTTATTTCGGAAATCGAGTGGCGCTTGAACGTTACTGCTGAAATGGAGGTGTAATTTATGTGGGATTACGTCACTGTAAATTCCGGACAAGATTACTTATCCCATCACGGAATTTTGGGTATGAAATGGGGCATTCGTCGATACCAGAATGACGATGGAACCCTTACGGCTGTCGGAAAGAAAAGATACGGAAATGCTGAAACTGAATTTTCTGAATTGAATGCCGCCAGAAAAGAATATGAGCAGTCGAAAGACTACTATATGAAAAAGACAGCAGCAGGACTTCTGTATAATCGGAAAGCCACAGATCGGTTGAATAAATCGGTTAAGCGTTTAGCTAATGCTAAAACTGATTTAAACGATGCGAAAGATAGAGTGTCTTTACAAAATCAGAAAAAGAAGGGTAAACGTCAAATCAAGTTAGAGGAATCTTACCGCGACAAGGGGTTGACCAAAGAAGAAGCTGAACTTGCTGCATATAAGCGAATCAGAACTGAGAAAACCATAGCCATAGTTGCAGGTATGACTGTGGTTGCAGCGGCCGCGTATGTTGGTTATAAGCACTACGATAATACCGTCGACCGTTTGATAAAATCAGGAACTGTTCTTCAAAATATGTCCAATAACGCTAACCGAGGCGTATCGGATGCTTTTTATGCTTCTTTCGGGAAACATGACAATAATCGCTATCTTGGTTTCTATGGTAGTCAATTGCAAAAGAGTGTCAACTACGGGTTTTCATCGGGTGTCTACAAAACCAACATCAAACTTGGCGATGACTTAAGGCTTGCTTCTCCTAAGAATGCTGTAAACGTTCTCAGACGAACTATGCAAAAAGATTCTCAATTTGCAGACGGGGTTCGGCAGTCACTGAAGGGGTTAAGTCAGGCATCGCTATCTCCAAATCAAAAGAAAGTATTTGATAAAGCCCTTAAAAGTCTCAATGCTGGCAAAATTGACAATCACGTTTACGAAGCGGTGAATATTGCTTTGGTAGATCATACCCCAAGAGGGCAAAGCGTAAGCAGCAAATTCTATGATGCTCTAAAGAAAGCCGGGTATGATGCAATTAAAGATATTAACGACTCCAAATATTCTGGCTACAACACAAGAAACCCGATAATTGTCTTTAATGGTTCTGCCAAAACCGCCGTTGATTCGATTTCTTCTATGGGCAAGCAGCAAATAGAGAAGCAACTAAAAGCTGAAATCTATAAAAAGTACGCCGAAGATTTGGTTAAAGCTTATGCCCCCGTCGGTGCAGCTGCCATCGGTGTCGGTTCCGCTAGTAAATTGGCGATTGATGCTTTGACCGAAAAAGCCAATCTGGAGTATGTGAAGAAATATCGTAAAGAGCATCCGAAATCGGAATTATCAGCCAAAGAAATTATTCGGACTAGACACAAATAAAAATCTCTAAGGTCTGAACTTAACCCTAGAGATTCGTGTGAGGTGATGAAAATGTGGATTTATGAACCTGTAAGTTCCGGCGATGATTACTTAGCGCATCACGGAATTTTGGGTATGAAATGGGGCGTTCGTAGATACCAGAATAAGGATGGTACTTTGACTACTGAAGGACGGAGACGTTCGCAAGTTTACGGAAAGAATCCCCTTGAAAAGACACCCAATCCCCCTGTTTATGGGAAAAATCCTCTTTCTGCTCCGGTAAAAAAGAGCTCTAAGAAAAAGAAAATTTCGGACATGACCGATGACGAGTTGATTCGAGATAATCGTCGCCATGCTCTTGAAGCCCAATATAAAAAGAACCATCCGGAAAAGAAAAGCAAGTTGCAAAGTTCTAAAGAGGCAATTGATTCTGGTCGACAGCTGACGAATCAGATGAAGAACTTAAATCAAGTTGTAAAAAATACACGAAAGAGGAAAAGCACAATAAATCTTTCGGAAATGACGGATGATGATTTACGTCGTCTAATCAATCGAAAAAACTTGGAACAGCAGTATAGAAACATCACGTACGAGCCTGATAAAATTGACAAGGGTCAAGCTATGGTTGATGAAATATTAGATTATGGCGGCGCAGCGCTTGCTATCACAAGTTCAGCATTGTCTATTGCATTGGCGATTCGCGAACTAAAGAAAGGTTAATCAAGCTTGCCGTAACCGAAGACTTTAATGGCTTTGTTAGCGATAACTCTTGTCCCTGCAAAATCAAAAGCGCCACCGACCACACCTCCAACGAGAGGAACAAGTTTAGTCAAGTTTACTATGCCTGTTGTTCCTGCTCTGGTTATAAACCGAAATCCTACTTTTTGGTTAATTTTTGTAAGTAATGAGCCAGGAATTTTCTTTACAAAGCTCAATGTTAGTTTATTGCCGAATTGTACTCCAGCATCTCGACATATTTTTGACATGGAGGTGCCAGTAAGGCATAGATAAACAAGAGTCCTGACACTATCGTCTAAGGGGTCAAAGCCATACATTACAGCAATTGTCCCAATCATTCTTATTTGCATGTACCATACGCTTACGAGGTTTGCAGGAAGTGCAACTGGGAGCGTTATTAGACCACCAAGGCTTGTAAGGAAACCGGAGGTCGTGCACATAGCAATCTGGTTGTTGATCATTGTTTTTACTGCAATTTCGGTATTAGGATACCGATTGAGATATTCAGACGCAAGATCAACGCAGTTTTTGCTTTTAGCAAGTCCATTTACGGCCTCGTTATAGCATTTATCTAAAATTTCCATAACCTGGTCTTGTGTGAGTTCTGGCATTTTCATGGTAACGCCTCCATTCTACCTTAATTATACCAGAACCTGACAAAAATACAACTATCCTCTTTGAGAGGAGATACCTAAATGTGGAACTATGAATGTATAAACTCTGGCGAAGACTATTTAGCTCACCATGGCATTCTTGGAATGAAATGGGGCGTCCGCAGATACCAGAACGATGATGGCACTTTGACTGCTGCTGGCCGAAAGAGATATAGCGATGAATCTTATTCGTTTAAAACTTCTTCTGGTGAACAACTTACGATGCAGCGAAAAAAGTTAGGTGCTGTTGCTAATGCTCTGAGAAAAATTAGCCCGGAGATTGCAAAAGAGCAAGATAAAACTCTTGCATATGATATTCGGAATGATGCTGGTAAGAAAGTTGGAAATTTCGATGCTTATTTGAAGAATCCAGATGAATTTTACATAAATTGGGCAAATACCGATTACAAATATCGCGGACGCGGCTATATGAGTGCAGCAATGAAACAAGGCGAGAAAATTGCTAAAAAGTATGGTGCTTCAAAAATTACTGCTGAATTGGTTGGAAATTCACCAGACATTCACAAAATTGCTCTTGAAAAACAAAAATATATTAAGACAGGAGAAATTCTTACTCAAGAAGTGCTTGACACTTGGGGCGGCTTGACGATTGTTGAGAAAAAATTAAAATAAGGAGACATTATGGCACTCTCTAATACTGCCGTTCCGAAGTATTACGGCCAGTTCAGAGAGGCCGTGCTTCGAGGTGAAATCCCCGTTTGCCGTGAAGTGGCAATGGAGATGAACCGCATCGACGAATTGATTGCCGACCCGACCAAATACTACGACCCGAATCCGGTTGAAGGCTGGATTGCTTCTTGTGAAGGTGAACTGACCCTCACCGACGGTTCTGATTTTCACATGCTTGATACATTTAAGCTGTGGGGCGAGGAGATTTTTGGTTGGTACTACTTTATTGACAGAAGTGTGTACGAGCCTAACCCCGATGGGCATGGCGGACATTATGTTAATAAAAAAATCAAGAAACGGCTAATCAATAAACAGTATCTTATTGTCGGACGAGGTGCTGCTAAATCTTTGTATGATACCTGTATCCAAAACTATTTCCTGAATGTCAAGACTCTTACCACATTACAGATCACTACTGCTCCGACTATGCGTCAGGCAGATGAGGTGCTTTCTCCGCTTCGAACGGCTATCACCCGAGCGCGTGGCCCTGTGTTCAAGTTCCTGACCGAGGGGTCCCTGCAAAACACGACGGGTTCCAAAGCGAATCGAGTCAAGCTCGCTGCTACCAAAAAAGGTATCGAGAATTTCACGACCGGGTCTCTTCTTGAGATTCGTCCTATGACTATCGATAAGCTTCAGGGTCTTCGTGTTGCATGTGCCTCGGTGGATGAATGGCTTTCCGGCGATATTCGGGAAGACCCCATCGGTGCTATTGAACAGGGTGCAACCAAAGAGCAAGGGTCTAAGGGTGACAACGATTATGTCATCATAGCCACGAGTTCGGAGGGTACCGTTCGTAATGGCAGCGGCGATACAATCAAAATGGAATTGATGAAAATCTTGAAGGGTGAGTATTTCAATCCGCACGTGTCGATTTGGTGGTACAAGCTTGACTCCGTAGATGAAGTTGGAAACCCTGATATGTGGCTAAAGGCTAATCCTAATCTAGGAAAGACCGTTAGTTACGAAACGTATCAGCTGGATGTCGAGCGCGCCGAACAGAACCCGTCTGCACGCAATGATATTCTTGCAAAACGTTTTGGTCTGCCTATGGAAGGCTACACCTACTTCTTCACTTATGAGGAAACGTTGTGCCATCCACACCGTGAATATTGGAAGATGCAGTGTGCTCTTGGCGCAGACCTTAGCCAGGGTGACGACTTCTGTGCATTTACTTTCATCTTCCCACTTTCAAACGGATGTTTCGGTATCAAGACGCGGAACTACATAACATCGTTGACACTCATGAAATTACCTGCGGCCACACGAGTGCTGTACGAGAAATTTATGAATGAAGGCAGCCTGATCGTTATGGAAGGCGCGGTTCTTGATATGATGCAGGTATATGAGGACCTTGACAATCATATTGCCCGATGCCAATACGACGTTACGGCTTTTGGCTACGACCCGTACAATGCAAAAGAATTCGTCGAACGCTGGGCCAGCGAAAATGGCCCGTTTGGAATCGAAAAAGTTATACAGGGTGCGAGAACGGAATCCGTTCCTCTTGGCGAGCTCAAGAAGCTGGCAGGGGAGCGGATGCTTTTGTTTGATGAGGAACTCATGACGTTTGCCATGGGGAACTGTATCACTTTGGAAGATACCAACGGCAACCGTAAGCTATGGAAAAAGCGTTACAGTGAGAAAATCGACGCTGTTGCGGCTATGATGGACGCTTTTGTGGCTTACAAAAACAACAGAGAAGCTTTTGAATGAGGTATGCTCATGGATGAAAATCAAACTTTCGGTTCCAGGCTGAAACATGCATGGAACGCTTTTCTAAATCGGGACCCTCCGATGTCCTATCGGGACTATGGCGGCGGGTACTCTTATCGACCCGATCGAGTACGGTTTAGTCGAGGTAATGAGCGGACTATCGTTACTTCCGTCATAACCCGTATTGCAATGGATTGTGCGGACATTCGTATCGTTCATGCCGATTTGGATTCCGATGGTCGATTCAAACAGGAACATCCCGGAGGTTTAAACAGCTGTCTAACTCTGGAAGCAAACCTTGACCAGAGCGGACGAGCCCTTATTCAGGACATTGTGATGACAATGCTGGATGAAGGCCACGTTGCTATTGTTCCCGTGGAGACTTCCACTGACCCTGAGACGGGTGCATTTGAAATAGATTCATTACGCGTTGGCAAGGTAGTCGAGTGGTATCCGTCAGACGTAAAGATTGAACTTTACAATGAACGAAATGGCCGACATGAGCGAATCATGATGCCGAAACGTGCCGTTGCGCTGGTCGAAAACCCGCTCTATCCCATCATGAACGAACCGAACTCAACGATGCAGCGGCTTATCCGGAAGTTGGCATTGCTTGATGTTGTCGATGAGCAGACAAGTTCCGGAAAGCTGGACTTGATTATTCAGCTTCCGTATACCATCAAGACACCGGCACGTCAGGAGCAGGCCGAACGACGCCGCAAAGACATCGAACAGCAGCTTACAGGCTCTAAGTATGGCATTGCCTACACGGACGGTACCGAGCACATTACCCAACTGAACCGCAGTCTCGACAACAATCTCATGAAACAGGTTGAGTATCTGCAAGAGGTTTTCTGGGGCCAGTTAGGTATGACACAAGAAATTCTGAACGGTACAGCCGATGACAAAGCCATGCTGAATTACAACAACCGTGTTGTTGGTGCCATTATTTCTGCCATTGTGGATGAAATGAAACGAAAGTTCATCTCTTCAAATGCGCGTGGGCGCGGACAGTCAATTGTCTACTTCAGCGAACCGTTCAAACTTGTGCCGGTTTCCCAGATTGCAGACATTGCGGATAAGCTGCGCCGGAACGAAATCCTTACATCTAACGAATTGCGTCAGATTGTCGGCTTCAAGCCGAATAACGACCCGAATTCCGATATACTGAGCAATCCGAATATCAGCGCAAGTAAGGACGAAGTTGCCGCTCGATTCGGTACACAAAAATCTAATAAGGAGGAAGATAAAAATGGCGAAACATAGTTATGACTGCGCCGGTATGGCTACCAAATACGGCGTGCTGTGCGGCGATGGTCGAACGATTATGCCCGGGGCCTTTAAGGACCAAGATGGGACCGAAGTTCCCGTGGTATGGATGCACCAGCACAATTCTATCGACAATGTGCTGGGCCATGCTCTGCTGAAATCCTGCCCAGAAGGTCTGCGAGCGTATGTTACGTTCAACGATACGGAGAAAGGCCAGATGGCCAAAACCGTTGTGAAGAATCGTGATATCAACTCGTTCAGCATTTGGGCGGACAACCTGCGCTATTCCGGTGATCGTTCCCGCGGGCATGTGTCCCATGGAATTATCAGGGAGTTGAGCCTGGTTTTGGCTGGGGCCAATCCGGGTGCCCATATCGAGGAAATTATGGCTCACGGCGCAGAGGAAACGGATACCGGGGTTATTTACAGTGACCTCGATTCCATCGATTACGACAGCGGCGAGTTCGAAGACGTCCTTGAACATTCCGCTGAAGAAAAGGAGAAGACCAAGATGGCTGAGGAAAAAAAGCCTACCGAAATAAAAAAAACTGCGTCTGAAAACGAAAAAACCGTAAAAGACGTTGTCGAGAGCATGACCGAGGAACAGAGAAACGTTATGTATGCCCTGATTGGGGCTGCAATGGACTCTGAGTCCGAAGACGTTGAACCCAACAAAAACAATGAGGAGGAACCCGAAATGATTAAGCACAATGTTTTCGACCAGAATGCCCCCACCCAGACCGAGGACGTTCTGAGCCACGACGCTATGGCCACCATCATCGATGATGCCAAAAAGGGTCGTCTGACCCTGAAGGAGGCCACCGAGGATTACCTGGAGCATTCCGCCGGTGATTACGGTATCAAGGATATCGGCAAGCTGTTCCCTGAGTACCACGAGCTGAACACGCCCCCGAAATTCATTGACCGTGACCAGACTGCCGTCGGTATCATCATGGCCGGTGTCAAGCATGTTCCGTTCAGCCGCGTCAAGACCAGCTTTGCCGACATTACTGCCGATGAGGCCCGTGCACGAGGTTACACGAAGGGCAAGAAGAAAATCGAGGAGGTCTTCACTCTGCTGAAGCGTACCACCGACCCTCAGACCGTGTACAAGAAGCAGAAGTTTGACCGTGACGACATCATCGACATCACCGATTTCGATGTGGTTGCCTGGGTAAAAGGCGAGATGCGCGGTAAGCTGAATGAGGAAATCGCTCGTGCCATTATGGTTGGCGATGGGCGTTCTCCTGCCGATGATTCTAAGATCAGCACCGAGCACATCCGCCCTATCTGGACCGATGATAAGCTGTTCACCATCAATCGCCAGATTGAGAAGGGTAGCAGCGACGCCGATCTGGTCAACAACATCATGGACGATGCCATCCGTGCCCGCAAGGAGTATCGTGGCTCCGGCAACCCTGCGTTCTTCACCACCGAGGATGTTCTGGCCGAGATGCTTCTGCTGAAGGACAAGAACGGCCGCCGTATTTACAAGAGTGTTGACGAACTGGCCACCGCGATGCGTGTTTCCCGCATCGTTACCAGCCCTCTGTTCGAAAACCAGAAGCGCGAGGTCGAGCATTCCGAGACGCAGAAGAAGGACGTCTATACCCTTCAGGGCATCATCGTCAACCTGGCCGACTACACTGTCGGCGCTGATAAGGGCGGCGCTGTGGCGCTCTTTGACGACTTCGACATTGACTACAACCAGTACAAGTACCTGATCGAGACCCGCTGCTCCGGCGCTCTGACCGTGCCCAAGTCTGCCATCGTCTTTGAGACCATGGAGACTGTGAGCACCGCTGTCGCCGCTTGATTACAGGTTAGTCAAAACTAATCAAAATGGAGATTTGTCATGGCTAAATACTATGGAAAAATCGGTTTCTGTGTAACAGCCGAATCTGCTCCCGGTGTTTGGGCAGAGGACGAGATTGAGGAGCGCAACTACTACGGCGAGTTGACTCGGAATACTCGTCGTCTTCAGGGGAGGGAGTATCTGAATGATGGAGTGAATATCTCCAATCAAATCAGCATCCTTGCCGACCCTTATGCAACGGCAAATTTCCATACAATGCGGTATGCAGAATACATGGGCGTGAAATGGAAAGTCACGGATGTTGAAGTTCAATACCCGAGACTTGTGCTGACACTTGGAGGTGAATACAACGGTGGGAACCAGACTTGATCTACACCATGCACTGTGCGAAGTTATCGGATGCCCGGATAAAGGGCCAGAGTGCCGTTGCTATTATCAGCCGCCTACCAAGTTGCAGTATCCGTGCGTCATCTATACGCTTACGACAGCGGATACCAAATTTGCTGACAATCGCCCATACATGCAGCGAAAGCGTTATCAGGTCACTGTGATTGATAAGAACCCGGATAGCATTTACCCGGATATTATCGCACAGTGGCCTCTTTGTTTGTTCGATAGAACTTACAAAGCCGATAACTTAAATCATTTCGTATTCAACATTTATTACTAAGGAGGAAACAACCATGTCTAGGTTGGTTTGGAACGAGACCGGTACTCGCAAGTACGAGACCGGCGTAAATCACGGTGTTCTGTATCCTCAGGACGAGGCCGGCAAGTACCCCAAGGGTGTTGCATGGTGTGGTCTGACCAGTGTCAAGGAGTCTCCGTCCGGCGCTGAGGAGACTGCCCTGTATGCGGACAATATCAAGTATGCTTCTTTGCGCAGTGCGGAGCAGCTGGGCCTTACAATTGAGGCCTACCAGTATCCCGATGAGTTCGAAGCCTGCGATGGCTCCGCTGCTGCTTTGGATGGTGTGTATGTCGGCCAGCAGAGCCGCCAGCCTTTCGGTTTTGTATACCGTACCGAGATCGGCAACGACACTGCCAGCACGAAGGATGACGGCTATAAGCTGCATCTGGTCTACGGCTGCACCGCTTCTCCCTCTGAGGAGCAGCATCAGACTGTCAATGATAGCCCCGATGCTGTGAGCTTCTCTTGGGAGGTCACCACCAACCCCGTTGCGGTTGAGAACATGAAGCCTACCTCTTGCATTACTATCGATTCCACCAAGATCACCGACAAGTCCAAGCTTGCTGCTCTGGAGGATATTCTGTTCGGTAAGGATGCTGTTGAGGCCCGCCTGCCCATGCCCGACGAGGTGATCGCAACCTTAAAAAACTCTTAAACGCAGGACAGATTTCGGACAGCAGATGGTCTGCGGTCCTGTCTTCTGATGGCGAGCCCATCGAAGAAAATCTGCCTCCTGCGTGAGTTTCGACATTTGAAAGGAGAAAACTCTTATGCTTAAGAAAAACATCAAGTATGTCGACTATGACGGCAACGAGCGCACTGAGGACTTTTACTTCAACCTGAACAAGGCTGAAGTTATCGAGCTTCAGCTTGGGACGGTTGGCGGCCTTACCAAGACTCTGGAAAAGATTGTTCAGGAAAAGGATACATCTCGCATCATCGAGTATTTCAAGACTATTATCCTGAAAGCTTACGGCGAGAAGTCCGCGGACGGCCGCCGTTTCATCAAGAGTCAGGAGCTGCGCGACGCCTTTGAGCAGACTGAAGCCTACTCTGAGCTGTTCATGGAGCTTGCGAGAGATGCAAAAATGGCAGCTGAGTTCATCAACGGTGTTCTGCCTAAAGAAGCGGCCGATGCGATTGGCGTCGAGACGACTGATGTAAACAGCTAAGAAACTGGAGGCAAGAGAATGCTTGAGATCACTATCCCTAAACAGGAATATTTCGATGAAAGTTGCGGTGAATTTGTCTATGTTCCCGAACAGCATCTGACACTCGAGCATTCACTTGTCTCCCTCTCTAAGTGGGAATCAAAATGGCATAAACCTTTTATTCAAGAGGAATCGAAAACCATTGAAGAATCGCTCGATTATATACGGTGCATGACTATAAACAAGAATGTGAACCCTCTGGCATACAGAGGCATTACACCGGCCTTGTTTAAACAAATCAACGATTACATTGATGCGCCTATGACCGCGACCTGGTTTTCAAAAGAGCAATCCAAAGGCAGTAAAAGTGCGGTCATCACTTCCGAGCTGATTTACTACTGGATGATTGCTTTGCAGATTCCGGTTGAGTTTGAGAAATGGCACCTGAATCGCCTAATCACTCTTATCAAGGTTTGCAACATTAAGAATGCTCCGCCTAAAAAGATGAGTAGGCGTGAAATCATGGAACGAAACCGCAGACTTAACGCTGCACGCAAAAAGAAACCATAAGATTCCAATTTAGAAGGGGAGATAAGACATGAGACTTGGAATTGCTAACGGCAGAGTCCGTGTGCGTTATGGGTATGCCTGCTATGGCTATACCAGAGGCAACGGAACAGTTTGGCACGGTGGTATCGATCTGGAGCTTCTGGACGGTACTACTTTTTACATGCCCACCTATAAAGGCAAAAAGATTCGCGGCAAGGTGATTACCGCACGCATCGTGACCGACCATTCCAACAGAACATGGGAGTGGGGATATTACATTTGCGTGCGCCTTGATGCCAACCAGACACCCGATGCTGTAAATTACCTGTATTTCTGCCATTGCAGTAAGTTGCTGGCAAAAGTCGGCGATGTTGTTGAATCCGGAGATGCGTTGGGCGTCATGGGCAATACCGGAAATGCAGCACTTGCAGCCCCTCCGTATGCGCATGTTCACTTTGAGGTTCGCGCTACTTCTACAGGGAAGGGGCTTGACCCTACAGCTTATTCCGGCACGGAGAACAAGGTTGGCACTTACGGTGAAACGCCAACTCCGGTTTCGGAAAGCACGAAGCTTATCGATGTTTCCAAATACCAAGGTCAAATCAATTGGGCTCTTGTGCCGTATAAGGCCCTCATCCGAATTGGCTACCGTGGCTATCTGGATGCCGGTAATTTGGCGGCAGACCCGTATTTCGAGGCCAATATTATCGGTGCGCTGGACAACGACAAGCTTGCTGGATTCTATTTCTTTACACAGGCGAAAAACACCACCGAGGCGAGGGAAGAAGCTGAGTTTGCCTGCAATCTGTTAGCTGGTCGAGGAAAAGGACTTCCGCTGTTCTATGATTCTGAGTGGGGAACGAAGGAGCATACCGGACGCGCCGACGGTGTTTCCAAGAATGTAAAAACTGAATGCGCGAAAGTGTTTTGCGAGAAGGTGCGAGCCTGCGGATATTTGCCGGGTATTTATACCTTCACGAACTTTGCGCTCAATTACATCGATTACACCGGGCTTGTGAATTCCGGTTATATCGGTTGGCTTTCGGATACGAGGGCAGCGTTCAACACGACCCTTCCTCGCCATATTCACCAGTATGGACAAGCTCCGGTTACAGGCATTACTACCGGTGGTGACGTGGACATGAACAATCTTATCAAGGATTGGACCCATTCTGACGCAGACCAGACGCCAACGAAGATTATGCAAAAAATTGAGATTGGCCCTGTAAGTAACGGAGATGCTATGGCTATCTATAACCTTGCCAAGTCGCTAGGACTCGTGGAGCAGGGGCTCTACGGCGCCAGCTACGTGTGAGGTAATTCAAAATGGCCGGAATTGTATTTAAGCATAAGGGTAATCTGAAGAAAACTACAAAGTTCCTTGAGCGAACCCTTAAAGGCGATTATCTGAAGGACCTTGATAAGTTCGGCAGGGAAGGTGTTGCAGCCCTTGCCCTTGCCACACCTGTTGATACCGGAAAAACTGCGGCAAGTTGGGATTATCGAATTGAGAAAACCAACTCTGGTACGAAGATTATTTGGACAAACTCCAATGTGAACAATGGTGTTAATATTGCCATCATTCTGCAATACGGTCACGGTACAAATCATGGCGGATATGTGCAGGGGAGAGATTACATCAATCCTGCCATCCGTCCTATTTTTGACAAAATTGCAGATAATGCGTGGAAGGAGGTAACGAAAGAATGAGTTCATCCATTGACCAACGCATCGTAGAGATGCAATTTGATAACAAAGAGTTCGAAAGTGGAATCCAGACGAGCCTTAAGAGTATTCGAAACTTGGAAAACGGCCTTCAGTTGAAAGATGGTGCGAAAGGATTTGAGAACATTGGTCGTGCCGCAAACAATGTCAGTTTTGACACTCTCGGAAGTGGCGTAGTTGCCATTCAGCAGAAATTCACGGCAATGGAAGTTGTAGCAATCACGGCTCTTCAGAACATTGTGAATAAAGCTATGGCCGCAGGAGAACATCTCGTTAAATCTCTTTCCATTGACCAAATTTCTGCCGGCTTTGAAAAGTTTGGCTCTAAGACGTCTTCTGTTGCAACTCTTGAGGCTCAAGGGTACGCCCTCGAGGATGTCAATAGAGAACTTGATCGTCTTAATACATTTACCGATGAGACTAGCTACAATTTCACCGATATGGTCGCAAATATTGCTAAATTCACAGCCACCGGTAAAAATCTGACCGAGTCCGTTACGGCGATGGAGGGTATTGCTAACTGGGCGGCTCTTTCTGGACAGAATGCTCAGACTGCTAGTCGTGCAATGTATCAGCTGTCCCAGGCAATGGGCGCTGGTGTTATGCGTTTGGAAGATTACAAGTCCATCCAGAACGCTTCCATGGACACTGATGAATTTCGTCGCAAGTGCATTGCTGCGGCTATATCCCTCGGAACTCTTAAAGATAATGGCGATGAAACTTACTCTGCCGTTTCGCAAGGGGCAAAAGCCACGGCGTTCAATGTATCCCAGTTCACAACGCAGTTGACCGATGGCGCATGGCTTACATCTGACGTCATGATGAAGGTTTTCAATGATTACTCTAAGGCCGTAACCGAAATTGTGGACGCTTCTAATAAGCGGAGCATGACAGTCTCCGAAATCATTGAAGAAATTCATTCAAAATCGGAGAAGGAAAGCATTTCCGTAGACGAGGCAATTAAGTCTCTCGGTTACACATTTGACGAATTTTCGTTAAAAGCCTTTGAAGCCGCTCAGAAGGCCCGTACTTTCGGAGATGCAATCGAATCCGTGAAAGACGCTGTCAGCACCGGCTGGATGAAGACATTCGAACTGATATTTGGTAATGCCGATGAGGCAACCGATTTGTGGACCGAACTCGCCAACCGAATGTATGATGTCTTTGCTGGGGGAGCCGAAATCAGAAATGAAATTCTTGAAAGCTGGAAAGACGCAGGCGGACGCACGGACTTAATCGATTCGATTTGGAATATCTGGGATGCGGTTGAATCAGTTGTTATTCCGATTAAAGAGGCGTTCGACAATATTTTTCCACCTATGACCGCCGAGCGACTTGTTAATATTACCTCCGCACTTGAGAGTTTCACATCTAAGCTGAAAATCGGCGACGAAACCGCAGATAAGTTGAAGCGTACGTTTTCCGGCATCTTTTCGGTGTTTAGCATTTTCAAGAAAATTCTAGGAACAGTTGGCGATGCTGTTGCTAAGCTTCTCGGGGCAAGTGGGCTGAAAGACTTGGGGAATATGCTGCTCAATATTACCGCTAAAATCGGAGATTTTTTGACATCGTTAAATGAAAATCTTGATTTAGGCAGCTTCGAGTCTTTCCTCTCTTCGATTACAACTGTCGTTTCAAATTTCGTTTCGAGTTTGACTGGTAGTTCTAGTTTGAGCGGAGTTCTCGGTGGTATCGGCTCTATCATAGGGTCCCTTGCGTCCAAAATCGGCGAAGTTCTAAGTCAAATTGTTTCTTGGACAAAAGAAAATGTTAGCTTGATGGGGATTGGGCAAACGCTTGGTACAATTTTCGGCATTCTTGTTGGCAAGAATATTGTAGACGCAACTAATAATCTGTCGGGGGCAACCAAGTCAATCAAGGACTTCTTCTCGAATCTGTTCGATAAGAAAAAAGAGAACGGCTTGAAGTCGAGCATTTCAGGAATTTTTGATTCGTTACACGATTCAATAGAGAATTTCACGACTGGCATAAAAGCAAGTGCATTACTTGAGATTGCTGCAGCTATCGGTATTCTTACAGCATCTCTTAAGACCATTTCTGAACTTGATCTCGGCGGTATTGTAAAGTCGGTAACGACCATTGGCGTACTCTTCAAAATGTTGAGCATGACCTTAGAATCGATAACAAAGACTCTTCAATCTAACGGTTCTAAAGGCTTGGTTAAAGCCGGGGCTAGCATTGTCCTGATGGCTGAATCCATGAAAATTCTTGCCGATGCCATGAGTAAATTTGGCAGTCGCTCGCTTCCAGAACTCGGAAAAGGGCTTACCGGAGTAGCTGGCGGACTAACAGCATTATGCTTAGGTCTTAAAGCAATTAACGGTGTCAAGATCAGTCTTACCACAAGCGTTGCTATGCTGGCACTGGCCGAAAGTTGTAACATTCTTGGCGATACCATGACTAAATTTGCCGGATTGTCTTGGGATGAAATTGCCCATGGTCTTGTCGGTATGGGCGGAGCATTGGCCGAACTTGTTGTTGCGATTTCGGTCTTGGGAAAATTCGGTGGCTTTTCTTCTTTGCTTGGAAGTGCTGGAATTTTGGTTGTTGTGCAATCTCTTGAACCTTTGGCTGATGCTTTAGCTAAATTTGGCTCAATGCCGTGGGAAGAAATTCAACGCGGCTTGGTTGCCATGGGCGTAGCCATAGGAGAACTTAGCGTTGCTCTTATTGCGGTTGGCACAATTGCTGGATTTTCTAGCATCTTCGCGGCTGGGGCATTGGACCTTGTTATCCTTGGTTTGTCACCTTTGGCCGATGCCCTTATGAAATTTGGAAGTATACCGTGGGAGCAGTCAACTCAGGGCATTGACGCAATGGGCGGTGCATTGGCCGAACTTAGTATCGCTCTTATTGCTGTTGGTAAACTTGCTGGCTTTTCTGGGATTTTCGCCGCTGGAAGTATAGACCTCGTTATTCTCGGAATGAAACCTTTGGCTGATGCTTTAGCTAAATTTGGTTCAATGTCGTGGAAAGAAATTCAACGCAGCTTGGTTGCCATGGGCGGGGCACTGGCTGAAGTCTCTTTATTCTCGGGCGCTCTCGGTGTCATTGCTGGCTTTTCCGGATTACTCGGAGCTGGCAGTATATTGCTTACAATTCAAGGACTGGGTGATATTGCGGATGCACTTGCAAAGTTCGGGTCAATTCCCTGGGAGCAATGTATGCAGGGCCTTGGTTTTATGGGCAGTGCACTATCCGAGATTGCTATAATCACTGCGGCTGATGGTCTTCTTGCCGGAATTGCTGGCGTCATCGGTAGCGGTTCGCTTCTTATAGCTATTCAAGGACTTGGCGATCTTGCGGACGCTTTTATAAAGTTTAGTGAGATTCCGTGGGAAAATGCACAAACAGGTCTTGCCTCAATGGGTGCGGCATTAAGCGAAATTGCTGGTGGGGGATTGCTTGCTACATTTTCAGGCTTTGGAGCATCTGCGATATCAGAAATGGCTAAACCCCTCGGCGATCTCGCCGATTCTGTAAAGAAATGGTCAGATGTTACCGTACCGACTGGAATCGCTACACAGTTAGGAAGTTTAGCTTCAGGTGTAAACGGATTTATGTTCGCTGGTTCCGGAGCTGATGCTATTGCGACTGTTGCTAAACCAATCGGTGATTTGGCTAACTCTGTAAAGAAATGGTCCGACGTTGTTGTTCCACAAGATATCGGAACGCAACTTGGTTCTCTTGCTTCGGGCGTGAATGGATTCATGTTTGGAGGGATGGGGGCTAATACAATCGCAACTTTGGCCGAACCTCTTGGAAACTTAGCTATTTCTGTAAAGAAATGGTCTGGTGTTACGGTCCCGGACACATTTGGAACTCAACTTTCGGGGCTTGCAACTGGTATCATCTCGTTTACCTTTAGTGGACTTGGAGCCTCCGTTCTCAATCCAGTCTCGGAGGGATTGACCTCTCTTGTAGAAGCTGTAAAAAAATGGGCGGATGTTTCCATCCCGGAAAACATGAGCACGGACCTTCAAAATCTTGCTCTTGGGATTTCGTCCTTCGGACCAGATTTTTTAGCCGGATGGTCACTTTCCGCAGTTGTCGGTCCCCTGAAAGAACTAGTTGATTCCGTAAAGGCATGGACCGATGTTTCGCTTCCAACTAATATGCAATCCAACCTAGAATCACTTGCTAAAGGTGTAGAAGCATTTAGTTTTTCAGCATTCGGTGGGTGGTCCATTTCGGCAATAGTAACACCTCTTAAAGAGCTTGCTGCTTCGATTTCTGCCTGGAATAACGTTTCGTTTTCCGGCAATCTTGGCGAAAACCTTGAAAAATTAGCTACTGGACTTGAATCAATGGCCGGGGTTAGCTTCGGCTATGGGTATGTTTCAACTTTGGATTCTGTCCATCTGGATTCAATCTTCTTAACGAGGCCGGGACTAATCTCCAGGTTTCGTTGAGTTCGTTGCTTGAAATTATTTCTGGCTATGCAAATAGTTTCAATTCAGAAGGTGTATCGCTAGCAACTGCACTATCAGATGGTATGCTTCTCCAATCGGAAGTTTTGACTACTACTGTAACGATTTTGTTGACCAATGCAGTTTCATCGGCGAACCAGAAGTATAACGATTTTCTGAACGCCGGCTCTTACTTAGCTACTGCTTTAGGTGCTGGTATCTCTCAGAACACTTCCACGGTCGACGCTGTGAACGCCACGATGAATACGTCCCTGCAAAGCATTCAAAATAGGCAGGGCGACTTCTATTCTTCTGGTAATGGTTCGGCAACAAACGTGAGCAATGGCTTTGCGAGTAAGCAAGCTGCTTCCGTAGGTACCGTTGAAAATCTGATTACTGCTTGTATCAGTAAAATCAACGCTATGCGGACGGATTTCTTGACAGCAGGTACTCATGCCATCAGCGGTTTTATAGATGGTATCACGTCCAAAATCCCGTCTGCTGCTGCCGCCGCTTATTCTCAAGTC